GATGATTCCCCCGCTGATGATTTCCTCACTGATGATTTCCTCACTGATGATTTCCTCACTGATTCTTCTTGTGGGGAGAAGGGCTCTTCGTCTTCGTCGTCTCCCTCACTCGGGGCCTTTCGCGGTGGGGTATTTAGGGTGAGGTGTTTTCCCCATGCCTCCACCGGGCGGTATGGGGGAAACTCCTCATCCTTCGGTCTCGGTTTGTATTTCGCGTCGCATGATTTCAAACATTCCTGAGAGGGTCTCCACCATTTACTTCCTCTCCAATCTTCCAAGATTGCCCCAGAGCCACAATTAGCACACTGCATTATATATATAATAATAATATATTTTAATCTGAATTCAAATAATAATTTTTTTGTATATCTTCAACAATTGATTTATCAATTTCATAGACTGTTTTTTTTATTTCAGGTTTCTCTTTTTTCAATTTTATTTTTTTAGTTTTCTTTTCTTCTTTTTTATCAAGTAATTCTTGAATACCTACTTTACGATAATGTTCTACATCTTCCCAAAAATCTATTAATTTAGGTTGGACTCCCAACCACCACTTTCTATCTCTTCCAACTAATGAACATTCATATCTTTCTATTTTCCACCAATGCTTGATACATTCATCATACTGAATATTCTTATCACGATACTCCTGAATGATATTCTTCGACCATTGAATTAATTCATCATAACTCTGATAAAATTCACAATATTCATATTTTATTTCAGGATCCCCTTCAGTTGCTCTCGTTACAAAGGCTAACAATAATCCTTTTGGTAATTGTAAGGATGAATATCCTTCTTGAACACTATCATTTTCTTTGAAGATATCATCTTGATAATCTTGTTCCGAGAAATATTCAATAATCTTTACTTGAAGAAAATCACATTCCTCTAAATCACATGCCTCCAACTGACCCTGCATCTGCATCCAGTAATGTCTTGGAACCTCTTTTGTAAATTGTCTTTTTGGAGGACATTTAATCTCTAACATTCTTCCTATATAATCAGCTGGAGATGTTGTATCACATATACCATCCGGAGATGCTCCAAAAATCTTAAATTCTGGATGAGGAACTAAACCAAATTCAAGAACAGTTACATTATTCATTAATTCATAAAATCTTGTCGCAACAGGCTCATACATAACTCCCCATTCAACAATATGAAAAGGTACTTCACCTCTTGGACCACCACATTTTTGAATTAATAATTCTTCTCTCGTTGAAAAATGACCTTCACCGATAGCATCAGCCAAAGAACTAGCTGTCATAACTTTATTTCTTAAATCATACCATTCTTGTGATCTTTGTTCAGGTAATTTAAGTTTCTTTAATTTTTCTACTTTTTGATGAATATCTTTTCTTTGTTCAATTCTATTGTTAAAATCTAGAATATGTTCATTCAAAATTTGATCTATAAAATTCTTTACATAAACTATTTTTGATTCACAAAAATGATCTGTTTTATCTTTTAATTCATAGAGATCTTCTAATTTTTGAAATAATTCTTCTTTCAAAGAATTTATATCATCTGTTTTATCTTCTTTTACGCATTGATATAAACGATCATCATATTCTGATATATATTGATATAAATCATCTTCTAGTATCATTGTCATGGATCTTCCCTTACATAACATTATTTAATTATTTTTAAATACAAAATTAAAAATAAATGAATCAAATTTAGTTAACTTAAATTCAAGATACAAATGAATGTATAAAAACACTATAAAATTTGATTTCTTAGCTAAAAGATAACAATTAATTAATACAATAATTAAATAATTAATTTATACAATGAATTGTTCTCATTGTCATAAAATTATGAATGAGAAGTCTTGGCTTCATCTAACAAATATAAAATCATTGAATAAGGAAAAAGAAGAAATATTAGTAGATAAACATATTTGTGGTTATTCATGTTATAAAAGACTTTATGAATCAAGATCATTGCCGAAGAATCTTTCCCAGCACATTGTAAATAAAGAAGATTATGAAGGATTGATTTGTCCTGTTCCAAGAATTAAGGATACTAAATTTACTTATCTCTCTTATGATGAAATTCAAAATCTACCTGAAAATGAAAGAGAACTTTATCACGAACAAATGGAAAAGCAAATCCATATTAATCCTATTCTTTCTGAAATTTATGATGAAATTCATGAGGATGAAAGGGATATTTATATGATTGAAAATGATAGTTCATCTGAATATAGTTATCATGGGGATGATGATTATTAAGTTTATCTTGTAAATAAATATTATATATTATTGATAAATGAAAGAAATTTTACAAAATGATATCTCTAGTTTAAAAGGGAAAGAGTGTTATATTCTTTTTTATTTTACTGCTTCATGGTGTGGTCCTTGTCAAAAGATAAAACCACTTATTGAAAAAATATCTGAGGGTGCCGATCCCAAAAAATTAGAAATTTATAAAGTTGATCTTGATGAAAATGATACTTTAGCTCTTGAATTAAAAGTAAAAAGTGTCCCTACCTTTTATTTATTCAAGGGGAAAGAATTACGAGGACAATGCGGTGGAGCAGATATTAAAAAAGTTCAGAGTTTATTAAAAACAATGGAATAAATTAACGACGTTTCTTCTTCGTTCGTTTCAAGCCCTTCTTCGTTCGTTTCAAGCCCTTCTTTGTTCGTTTCAAGTCCTTCTTTGTTCTTTTCTTCTTCCTCTTCTTTGTTTTTTTCCTCGTTAATCCTTTCACAGGACATTTATCAAATAATTCCTGATAGAATTCCTTTACATTCTCAGAAACTTCGCCGCCAGCCATAATACCACCACTTTTTACAGGTGAACCTGGATCACTTAATATTTCATCTGCTGACTTTTTTCCCTTTTTTTTTTCAGCACATATTTGTTCTTCTAAAAGTTTTTTCATAGATAGATTTGCCTCAACACGGCTTAAAATACTATCTTCACATTCATCTAAATCTAATTTATCTTCAAAAATACAGTCCATGGTTTTTAACTGTTCTAAGAATTTTTCTTTAGTAGTCCAACCCAAACCAATAGGTTTTTCAGATATAAATAATATAGGATCTATTTTGGAATCTTTAAAAAAACGGAACCATTGCTTTAATTCTCTTGAATCGCATTTTGTTACATCTGCGTACATTTCTATGGCTTTATTCTTTGGATTAGGATCCGATTTATAAAGACGCACTAATTTTTCCATATCACATTGTTCCATTATAATAAAAACACTTATTATTTTTATTATTGAATAAGTTTAAAGATAATTTACTATTTTTTTATTAAATGAGTTTTGATGAATTAAAGATAAATGGAAATATATTACGAGGTGTTTACGCTCATGGTTTTGAGAAACCATCTGCGATTCAAATTAAATCCATACCTATAATTTTATCAGGTAAAGATATAATTGCTCAAGCGCAATCAGGGACAGGGAAAACAGGAGCATTTTCTATTGGGACATTATGTAAAATAGATGAATCTAAAGAAGAAATACAATCTTTGATAATAGTTCCTACAAGAGAATTAGCCGAACAAGTGTATAAAGTTATTCAAGATATATCATCCTATACTAAAATTACGGTTTTGAAAGTTATAGGCGGTACGAATGTTTCAATGTGTCGTGGGGATTTAAGAAAGAATCCTCATATTGTTATTGGGACACCTGGTAGAATTTTAGATATGATTCATAGAAGAGATTTACCAACAACTAATATTCAATCATTAGTATTAGATGAAGCTGATGAAATATTATCTTATGGTTTTAAAGATAATATTCATGATATAATACAATGTCTACCAAAAGAAACACAAATATGTTTATTTAGTGCGACATTACCTACAGAAATTTTAGAATTAACAACTAAATTCATGAATGAACCTGAAAAAGTACTTGTAAAGAAAGAACAATTAACTTTAGAAGGAATTCAACAATTTTTTATTAATATTAAACATAATGATTGGAAATATGATGTAATAACAGATTTATATGATGTTATTAATGTTGGTCAGTGTATTATTTACATGAATAGTAAAAATAAAATAGTAGAAATATATGATCGTTTAATAAAGGATAATTTCCCTGTAGGATTTATTACAGGTGATAGAACTGTTCAAGAAAGAAATGAAATTATGGATCAATTTAGATCGGGTACGTTACGAATTTTATTATCTTCCGATTTATTGGCAAGAGGGATTGATGTACAACAATTATCACTTGTAATTAATTTTGATTTACCAAGAGAAAAAGAAACATATATTCATCGTATTGGTAGATCAGGTAGATATGGTAGAAAGGGGGTTGCGATTAATTTAATCAATGATAGAGAAGTTGAATATATGAAACATATTGAAGAATTTTATGATACAAAGATTAATGAAATGCCTTCAGATATTTCAGAATATTTAAGATAAAATATAGTGCGTATATATTTAAACAAATCTTTCTATGAGGATTTAAAAGATGTCCGACTTAAATTTAAGTTTTGATAATGGAGTTAAAAATATTACAATGGATAATACTACTTCAGATAATATTGTAGTATCATCCGCTAATAATACACCTTCAACATCCCCACAGCCTATGATAACTGAAATTAATACTCAACCACCACCTAATTTATCAGTTTCAGATCCAATGGGAATAGAATTTTTGGCGAAGGGTAATTCTCCAAATACTAGCGCTGAAAATACACCGAGAGATTCAGAGCCTAAAAAATCTGAAGAATTTAATTTTTTCAAACCAACAGATGATAAAGGGGGTATTGTTGATGGTGATTTACCAAAAAATAATTTACCGGATTCTGATGATATGTTAGTGAATCAAAATGTTCAAACAAGTTCAGCACAAGAATTTAAACCGATTCATCGTTTAACTCCACAGGATATTAAAAATGAAAAAATTGATCTTTTGTATAAATTTAAGAAACTTGAAGGACAAGGTATCCGAACAACAATGAATTATAATATGAATTCTCATCTTGAGGACATGAGAAATGAATATATTAAATTAAAGAAGCAACGTGAAATTGATAATTCAGTAAAATTTCAGAGGAAAATGCTTATGGCATGTGTTACAGGATTGGAATTTTTAAATGGTAGATTTGATCCTTTTAATGTTAAACTTGATGGATGGTCAGAATCTGTGAATGAAAATCTAAATGATTATGATGAAATTTTTGAAGAATTAAATGAAAAATATGGTGGAGATACAGAAATGGCTCCTGAACT